ATGATGTTCTATTAGTTTGTAAAGATCTAACTGATTTCTTTTTAAATGTATAGTAATCCCAAGTACCATATTGATTAAGCCAAGTTAATCTTATACTTTCAAAACCTTTACAACTATTGCCTATTATATTTATAGTATATAATTGACTTATTGCATCTTCTTGATCATCAAAAGCTTGTATTGTGTAATAAGATGTATTTGCTTTATGTGTATCCCAATCTGTACTCCATCCATCTAAATTAGCGGGAAAAACACCTAGATACATTAAATGTGTTTGTGCATCATCATTATTAAATTCAAAGCCACCATTATTTCTTGTGCAATCTATTTGTATATCACTACCTAATTGTGATCCTGTTCTATCATATAATTTTATCATTATAAATTGTACTTTATGATCATTTGAACTTGGTGTGCCTACTTCAAAACTATTAGTTGCTGTATTTAAAAAGTTGAGAAAAGAAAAAGTACCATAATCTGTTAATTTAGCATATTGTTCTAATGGTGCATTAGTTAAAAATTTACCTAATTCTGAATAATAATTATTTAAAACTAATTTATCTTTATTTAAATTAAATCCATAGTTACCGTTTATAGATTGAAGTACATCATCATAATTCAGTACACCATTAAATATTAAATACTGTTCAGATAATATAGGTTTAGAAAAGCTTAAAGGTGCAGTTGATGTAGCTGATGTATAATATTCTATATTGAAAGATATACCAAAAAACTTAGCATTGTTTCTATTGTTAGAATATTTATCTATCAAATGTATAGGATGTGGATCATCATCTGAATATGCTGTGCCTTTATATGTACTATAAATAACACCATCAAAATTAGTACCCTGATATTGTGGGCTAACATAACTTTCTAATATTGGTTGTAAAGAAAAAATACCTACTCCTTTATTATTAGGTGTTACTTTTAAAGTAGATACTAAAGATGCAGGTTGATAAACACCACTTATTCTATTAGATATAAAAACTTCTGCTGTAAATTTTACATTATAATTATTAGCTACTATATTGTTATCTGAAACTGTAAATATAATATCCTGTCCTACAGGTAATGTTTTATATAATGGTTTCTGTTCTATTATCATTTTCTTAAATTATTTAATATATCTTCTTTTACTGCTTTTTGTATTTGTGCTGCAAAACCTCTTAACTCTATTCCTAATGGCTTTTGAAAGAAACTAATACCTTCTATACCTTTTATAAATATAGATCTTGATAAAGCAAACTTTAAACTACTTCTTGTTAGAAATCTACCTTTAACATCTCTAGGTGCTAATCCTCTCATTACAGTCCACTTATCTAAAGCTTTAGTAGGTGGCATTTTACTTTTATAACTATAAGGGCTTTTTTGTTTCTGTCCTTTATAATCTGTAAAACTTCTAATACCTGTATAAGTGCCTTTGTTATTTCCTGTTTTTATTTCTCCACCTGCACCTGATACTCCTTTGTCCATAAACTTACCATAGTCAAGCATACTAAACTGAACATTGTAGCCATTTAATGTTTTTACTATGTTATACTTTATACTATTTAATAAAGCACCTGTAACTACTTTTTTATCTTGCTGTAATATTTGTTTAGATTGCTTTACTACACTCTTACCAAAGCTATTTAAGTATCTTTCTAAAGCTTTCACTATACACTAGCTACAAATATTTCTACATCTAAAGTAGCAGCAGGTTTTACTTTTATATTTTGTAAACTAGTCATAGAACCAAAACTAGGAGATGTATCTGCTTCTGCTAACATTACATCTTCTGCTGCACATAGTATATGTGATTGCCCTGCATTAAGTAATACTTGATAGTTTGTAGCTGCACCTACAACTGCTAATTCTAATGAGTTTGTAGCATCTAAGTTAGTTACTCTAATGTATCTAACATCTTCTTTGTCTATTTCTACTACTGAACCTGAAGAAGTTGAATCAAAAGCTGCTAATACTGTTTCTACATTTAAGGTACAAGTTACAATTCTTTCATATACGTTATTAATATTTGTTGTTGTTACTGTGTTTGTAGTACCCCTAACTGCACCATTCAATACTACCGATTCACTTAATGTTGTTGTTAAATCTGCCATAATTATTTTTTATCTATTTGTTTTAATTTATTTATTGCCCAATTAATTCCTGATGTACCTCCCCAACCTAGCCAAGCTACATATCCTTTATCTTTCCAAGGTGTAGATTTAAAATCAGGATTAATCTTTGCGTTCTTTTCGTGTCTTTTAAATGAAGCCATTCTAGCAATAGTATCTCTAGAAATCTTTTGCTTTCTTGCTAATTGATTTGCTCTAGTCCAACCTACTCTAGTCATTCCTTTTACTTCATCTCCGTGTTCCTCTCTCCATCTTAATACTTTCTTTGCATTGTTTGTTGCACTTTGAGGATAGTCATTATATGTTTTAAACTTAATACTTATTTCTTCTAGCTTTTCTAATATATCTTCGTAATTCATAATTGATAAGTAATCTTTGGTGGTATTAATTGTATTGTTAGTTTTCCTATTTTAAATTTAAACATTATTGTATTGCATCTGTTGTAGCTTGAGGTGCTATACAAGTATTATATTGATTCTCTATAATAATTGGTAATGTAAACACCCAACCTGTTACTGAATTATCAAATCTTTCTGTAAATGGTTCTATTGTTATGTCGCCTTCTGTAAAGTATTTAGGTATTGCATCTAAACCCTGATTAGATAATAATAAGCTTTCTCCATTTTTAAACGTACCTATAAAGTCATTACAAATCTGTAAACAATCTGATAATACTTCTTGTTCATTTGATTGATCAGGAAATACTAAGTCCATTATAAATACTTGAAAGTTTAAAGTCATTTGATGTGTACCTGCTATTGCATTAATTGGATTAATGAACATCAAAGGAAAATTAGTGTTCTTCTGTAAATCCATTTCATATATATCTCCTGATTCTACAGTTTGTATTTGATAGTGTTGCTGTCCTAATTGCTTTAATGTATCTATCGTATTATTATAATCTTTAAAGTATGTCATCTTTGTACTGCTTTAGTTTCATTTAAATCTGTTTCATAAGTTAGCCAAGTTAGGCACTCATATAAACTTAAATTAGTTATTCTTTCTAAATTAATTATTTCTCCATTTGTCAATCTATACATTACACCAAACCAACCCCATCTGTCGGCAAATTGTTCATTTGCACTTTGTTCAGTATTTTCTGATTCTGTTCCATTAAATACTGCTGCAAAGTTTTCAATAGTTCTTTCACGAAAGTCCAAAAAAAAACTAGTGAATTATTCACATCTATTGCTTTCATCTTTTTAAGCTTTTCTGCTCTCATTCTAAGATCACTTGTACCATAAGCTTCAATAGAATAATTATCTCCTTCTTTCTCTATAATTGGTCTATACAAAACAGCCATTATTTTAGTTATGTTATTTTCTATACCATCTTTTAAATATGTTTCTAGGTCTGCATACTCTCCTAAGGTTATTTCCTCTAAATTTGGATGGAAACCATATTCAATATCATTTACTTTTATAATAGTTTTTAATTTAGTATGTTCTTCTTTTTGAAGTTCAGCTATCTTATTCATAATAATAGAAACATCATTAATTGATAATTCTTTTATTACTTTAGTTGGTATATCAGATAATATTTTAATAAGTTCTAAAGCTTCTTCACTATTAGTTTTTTCTTTAGTGCTTATTATTTTTATCCATTTATCAAGTGTTACATCTTCCCAACTGTTTATCATAGTGTAAACACTCTGTTTGCCATCTTTGTTTATTTTCAATCGCATAATATATAATAGAATTGTTTGGAATTTAGTTTAAAATTGTATATTTGTGGCGTTTTCAGAAAGGTTTTTGTTTTTAAAAGGTGTGATTCTTAGAGTTGCACCTTTTTCTATTGTACATAATATTTACCATAATTAGAATCTAATTCAAAGAACATTCTCATAGCTATAGCATCTGCGTAATCAGGAGATCTACCTATAATATCTTTAACTGTTTCTTTAGGTATAATCTGTAGCTTATTATCTTTATCTGCATCTTTAGTTCTAACTTGCTCTAATTCTTCTATAATGTTATTTTTTATATTAATATCTTTACATTCTATGCCTATTTGTGCAGTATTTACCATATCTGCTAACTTATAATAGCATTGTGTTTTTAAGTTTTGATAATTCTCTCCTTTGATTGCTCTTGAATTATTTACAAAACCTCTGCAACGTAAGTAATCTTTAACACCACCACCTACACCATCTTCATCAACTATAATATTAGTCAATCTTACTGCATATTGTTGTTGTAATATCTTAATTTGATCAACAACATCATTTACAGCCGATTTAAGCATAGTTCTAATCTTTTTAATATGTAACCCTTCCCAATACATTATAACTGTCCTATCGCTTCCAAAACGTGCTACATCACAACTTATGTATTTTTCGCCACTAATTCCTGTTTGAGTAAATAAATTAAGTATAGCATCATATTCTATTAAATTGTCATTAGTTGCATCATATTCCCAATTACCATAAAGTAATCTTTGTTTGCTTAATTCATCTAATGTTAATAGCTGTGATTTATAATGCTTAGAAATAAATTGATTGTCATCTACTAAACTTTGTATAAATTTTCTATGTGGTTTCTGAACTCCTTCTTTAGCAGGTTTATAATATTGAGTATATACCCAATTCTTAGCAGGGTTACAAGTCATCAACAGCTTAGGTATTAAGTCATATTGATCTAATTTATATCTCATTCTAGATGCTACTATGTTCTTTGCTTTCTCTGTTATTTGATTTGCTTCATCTATAAAAGCTGCTGTTATTTCTAATGAACCTAAACTATCAAAATTTTTATCAGATGGGTAAAGAAATAAATCTTTTAGTATTATTTCACTACCATTATAAAACTTAATAATATTAGATCCTGCATTGAAGTTATAATGTTTGTTTGCTAATATTCCCCAAGTTTGACATACTTCAAAGAATGTATTTAATGTAGTTTTCTTTAAGCTGTCTAACTTAGATCTACCCATTAAGTATCTAGTTTGAGGATATTTAATACAAAGTAAGATAAGCCAACTGCAACCTACCCAACTCTTACCTCCACCTGCTGCACCACCAAATAATACTTCTGTTGTTTGTTTGTCAAATAAATATTCTATTGCTTGACCCTGTGTATATGTAAATTCAGTATCAATGTTCAACTCCTTTGATATTTACATTTATCTTAATTGGTTCTTCTCCTGAACTTAAATCTAATTCACTTCTTTCTATGTATCCTCTTTTCTTTCCTTTTGTCTTTAAATAGAATATAGTAGCTGATGTGCTACCATCTTTAATCTGTGTATGTAATTGACTTTCTGCAAAATCTAAAGCAACATTCTCTATTTCTTGTACAGCTTGTGCAAAATCTTGATCTTCTTTTAACCACTTATAGTATGTACTTCTAGGTGTTTCTGTCTTTTTACAAGCTACTGTAACAACTCCTAAACTATTTTCTAAAGCTTGTAACATAGCTTCTTTTTTAATATGTCTACTTTTGTTCATATATAATATCTTTTAATTCTTTTAACATTTCATTTCTTAATGTTTGTTCACTCATTCGCCAATTCTTTTGTATTGCAAGATGTTTATTAAAATCTTTATTACATTCTTTAATTTTTTGTTGTAATTCATTATAATCTTTTACAATATAATATTCTACTTGATCTGTATAATATTTCAATTCAGATTTGTTAATTGTGTTTCTACAGTTTTCATCAAAAAATACTACATTATTACAAAAACCTGCTTCATAATATCTATTAGCTAAATTACAGAATACTTTATTTGTCAAGTTATCTTCTATGTATAACTGATACTTAAATAGATTTAATGTTTCTTTATTTTCTTGCCAACTTAATTTGTTTATGTATTTAGGATTACAACCAATATGACTAAACTTTTTAAAGTTTTTAGGTGATGTACTTAAATATACATTCTCTTTCAAATATTTTTTAAAGTAATTTGTTCTATCTTTTCTAAAAGTACCATAATATATGCAATCATATTTTTTTTCTGTTACTTCATTAGGAGATTTAGCAAGTAATAAATTAATATTTAAAGTGTTTACAGATAATTCTGATTTTATTTTTTTACAATCATAACCTGCTATCAAATGATATGGTCTAAAACCACCTATAGAAGAAGTAAAATTAACATCATTACTTATTACTATTTTTTTTGCATTAGGATTATTAGTTATTAATTGTTTTATTAATGTAAATGGCGCATAATGTGTAGCAAAAGCAAGAATCAATATATCATAGTTTTTTTTTAAAGCTTCTTTAAAATCTGCTTCTACACATAATAAATCTGCATTTATATATTTACTTATAATAATAGCATTTCTTAAATGAGCATCTATAGCTTTTTTTTTATCAAGCTTTTTATTAGGATATACTTCTATTAAAGCAATATTCATTATAGATTAGCTTTATTTATAAAATCAATATAATTTAATTTAGTAGATGTTATATTTAATTTATTTTGTAATACTTCTAATTCTTTTAAATTATCACACTTAATTATAAAATTAACTGATTCATTAAAATCATTAATTTCTTCTATGTCTATTATATCATCTTCATTTTGCCATACATCTAATCCCCATTCATTAAGCTTTACACTATCCCATTCATTTGCTAGTATATCCCATTCCCATTCTCCAAATCCTACATTGTCTTTTATTATAAATTCTTTCTTCTGATCTTCTGTTAAACCTTCTGCTATTTTTATATATACTTCTTTTAATCCTGCTTCTACACTTGCTTTATATCTCATATTACCACCTAGTATAGTCATATCTTCATCAACTACTATTGGTCTTAATTCAAGCATTTTAGGAAAATCTTTTATAGATTGTACTAGTTTTTTAAACTTACTATCTTTTATAATTCTAGGATTGTCTTTATTAGGTTTTAACTTACTGATTTCTAGTTTCATAGTATATAATAGAATTTTATTTAATTTATTTGAATCTGTCTTTTACCCCACTCCATAGTTTATCTTTTCTATTAGACAAACTAGGTTCTGTTCTTTTTATATTTGGAAAGCCACCAAACT